AAGACTAAGATAATCCTAATGGAGTTGCAAGGTTTCAAACGTCAAGCTGCTTCAGAGGAAATAAGATTACAAACAGAGATTCAGAAGAAACGTTTTGAAGGTAATGCAGCTAGTAATGTGGCAGCAAGGCATCAACTTGACTTGATCGAACAGATAAAGCTAGCTAATTCCGAAGTCACTTTTAACCTTGAAAAGCAGACAGAAGTTAAAACAAAACTTGCAGTCCAAGAGAGTTATATAAATGCTGAAAGGCAAGCTGGCCTTACTACAGAACTGCAAGCCTACAACAAACTAATGGTAGTTAGGAAACAAGCCATCAGTACTATGCAAATCATGCTTGCCCAAAGCGAGCAGCGAGCTATTAATGCTGGGCAGTATACTGTAGCTATGCAAGAATCCTTTACAAAAACAGCTCAAAGTATTAAATTACTTAAACTAGAATTAATTGATGGGGTTGAAAAACCCCTGCAGCAAATCCTAGTGCTTGGCGAAGATATTAGAGCAGGGCTTACAGATTCTCTTGGCGATGCTTTCTATGACTTCATAACTGGGGCTGAGAGTGCCGAAGATGCTATGGCTAACTTTGCCATGAGTGTCTTAGAAGGTATTGCGGAAATTGCTGCAGCTCAAGCTTCACAAGCGGTTATAGGAGCGGCTGTCTCTGGCCTAACAGGTACTGCAGTTGGAGACCTCTTTGGATTAGCTAAAGGAGGTGCAGCTTCTGGCCTATCTGCGGCTTCCGGAACAGTTCTCAGCTCCCCTACATACTTCCCAGGGGCTAAAGTTAAAGCATTGGCTTCTGGTGGAGTAGTAGCTGGGGAAGCTGGAGATGAAGTAGTCCTCCCCCTAGAACGTGACAGTAGTGGGACTCTTGGAGTTAAGGCAGATGTCTCAGCTTCTGGAGGCAATACTTATAATACCAACGTTTACGTTCAACAGTCTGAAAATGAAAGTGCCGAAGATACAGGTGATAAGATAGCACTACAGTTAATGAAAACAATTGCCAGAGCGGAAATAGCTAATGCTAATCGTAAAGGTAATCAATCTAATAAGAAAACTTCTTTCGCATAATTATGGCAACTATACCTTTCCCGTATGACCAGAAAATAGCCCGTAAAGCTCCCAAGTCTGCTGAGTTTCTAGTAATATCCTCACAGCTTGGGGATACTTACGAACAAGTAGCTCCCAAAGGACTTAACCCAGTTATAGATTTGTGGAATATAACTTGGAATGGCCTGACCCTGGATGAAAAGCAAAGCCTCGAAACTACTTTACGGACTGGGGGCAGTTGGCAAATCTATGAATGGACTCCTTGCTATGAAACTGTGCCCCAGCATTTCCGATTAACAAAGGATGGTTTTACAGTAGTGCATGTAGGTGGTAACAATATTTTTACAGTCACCTGTAAGCTGCATCAAGTGTTTGATTTTGTAGAGGCCCCCTAATGGCTGATACAATTGATCAAGTAGTTCTAAAGTCAGGGCTTCCAGCTTTCATAGAACTGTTTGAACTAGATTGCACTAATATTCCAGAAGTAGGGCTAGTCTACTACTTGACTGCTATGGTTGAAAACTCTACCACCAAAGTTAGTTTCGGTAATCAAGATTATAACCCTTGGCCGCTGGCAATTGATGGAGTAGAGCAAGCAGCTGATGGAGCACCAGCCAGACCCACAATTGCATTGGCTAATGTTAATAAACTGTTTGGGACGCTGGCTTTTCAATTTGAAGATCTTGTAGGGTGCAGCCTTACTTATATAAGAACTTTTGAAACCTATTTAAACTCTGCTAATCGCTTCTCAGCTGCCCCACTTAAATTCACAGTAGCCAAAAAACTATCCCATAACGCTTCTGGGCTTTCTTGGGAATTGCGATCACAAACTGATAGAGAGCGCGCTTACCTTCCTGGCCGCCAGATGCTTAAACGCGACTTCCCTGGCCTGGGTATTAACAAATACATACAATAATGAACCTGACACTACAGCAAACTAAAGCTATAAAGAATCATGCAGTAGAATGTTACCCAGAGGAAATGTGCGGGCTTATAGTTAGGGGAGATTTTATCCCAATGGCTAACTTACACAAGAATCCTAAAGAGAATTTCACTATCTCTGAGCTGGATATGTTCGCCTACCTTGGGGAGATTGATGCAATTGTGCACAGCCACTGCTATGACAGAGCAAAGCCAACAATGCTTGATATTAGAACCCCCTCTGTAGAAGATATTATTGGCCAGAAAGCCTCAGGAATTCCTTGGTTTATAGTAGGAACTGAAGGGGAAAATCTAACAGAACCTGTAATACTGCCTAGAGAATCTAACAACACTTACTTAGGCAGACCTTTCATTTGGTTTATTAATGACTGCTATACTATAATACAAGACTATTATGAGTTTGAGTTAGGTATAACTCTGCGTGAGCATCGGCATGATATAGACTTTAAGGATATTAGGAAATTAGATAAACTCTTCAAAGATGATATAATAAAGTATGGTTTTGAAGCGACTACTGATATTTCCGATATGCAGAATGGGGATTTACTATTACTGGATAACACTCTGGCAACTCAGTCTCACTTAGGAATCTATCATAATGGGGAAATTATACACCAAGATGAAGTCAGTGTTTCTGTCCCTTTTGCCACTTTTATTGGAAGAATTCACAAGGTATTAAAATATGTTGGTTAAGTACTTTAAAACACTGAATGATGTTAAGGAGTTTGAGGTTTCTGCCACCTCTTTAAAAGAAGTCTTAAACTTTCTTAAACATACTGAGGGAGCTTCCCTAACTGATGAACTACTGCATAATAAATTCAAGTACGTTCTTGCGGATTCTACCAAGAAAGAAGAACCTATTGCTTTGCGCCCTGAAGTAGTCTGGTCTGAGTTTGGAACTTACGATATATTATTTATAGTGCCTGAGGTTTCCGGGGAAGTTACTGCAGCTGTCCTGGTTCCAATTCTAGCTGGCCTTACTGAATACACCTTAGTAATTGCTACTGTTGCCGCTTTTGTAATAAATACTGCAATTGCTATAGGTATCTCAGCTTTAATTTCTTTAATATCCCCAACTCCTGAGTATGACAATGATCCTTCCAGGGCACAAGCAAACCTAAAGCAAAGTAATCTATTCAATGGTGCGCCCCTTATACGAGAGCAGGGTGGGATTGTACCTATTATCTTTGGTAATCCCTATTGTGGGGGTGTGCTTATCTCGTCTGGGGCATCTACAGAGGATATTATATGACCAAGCAACTTAGCCTTAAAGATATTAGTGGGGCTTTTGGTGGTGGAAGTTCTCCCGAACCTTCCTATCAACCCTACGAAGCTGATGACACTCTACGCAGTAAGCAAGTAGTCAGAATACTCTTAGCTATCAGTGAAGGTCAAATAGAAAGTATTGATGAAATACTGCTAAATAATGTCTCAATAGATAATTATGATGCTTCCTGGGATTGGCGTTCTGGGGTGGCTGACCAAATTGCTATAGAAGGTTTCATTGATACTGAAGAACCTGTTCCTGGATTTGTACCAACACTCCTTACCCAGTATAACCCAATCTTTACAACTGTAAGTTACGCAGCTGCAGCCTGTAGAATCACTTTGAGCCTTCAAGCTTTAAAGTCTGTAACACCTCAGAATGATACTATTGGGTATAGAGTACAGTTTCGCGTAGAAACTAGACCTGATAGTGCCGCGTTATGGACTACTTATAAAGTTATAACTAAGTCTGGCAAAGCTTCTTCTAGCTATTCCTGGGACACTCGGGTAGATAGACCAAGTGGCACTACTGTTGCAGACTCTTGGGAAATTCGAGTAACTAGGCTTACAGTAGATGATACTAGTAAAGAAGCCTCGGCCTCTACCTGGAGTGCTGCGACTACTCTATACGAACTAGAAGAAACTTACCCTAACACAGCCCTGCTTGGAATAACTCTAAAGGATGCAGCTCAGTTTGGCAATTCAGTTCCTGAGATTAGATTAAAAGCTAAGGGAATTAAAGTAAAAATTCCTACAAACTATGACCCAGTAACTCACCTTTATGATGAAAGTATCCCCTGGGACGGCAGTTTAACAGAAACTATCTTCTACTATACAGCTAATCCAGCATGGCATATCTATAAAGTACTGAATGAAGCTAGATATGACCCAGTAACTGGAACTGGTTTTGGGTTAGGAATAGCTAAATATGATATTGATGTTATAGCACTCTATAACCTTAGTAAATATGCAGACACTCTAGCTGATGATGGTAAAGGTGGCACTGAATATCGCTATGAACTAAGTAATCAATTTATTGAGAGAGCTGACCCACAGACTTTCTTGATGTACCTTCTGAATATCTGCAATGCTAATCTTACTACTAATGAGTTTGGGCAGATTTCCTTTATGTTCGATCACCCAGGGCAGTTGGTAACTAAGAACACTACTGTTTCAAATGTCATTGATGGAGCTTTTAACTACAGTTCTAATGATCTGGAATCTCGATTCAACCTGGTAAATGTTACTTACAACAGGGAAGACTTTAATGGAGATACTGATACTGCCACTTGGGTAGAAGAATCTCTAATGGATCGCTATGGTTTACAGACTAGTGATATAGTATTACCTGGTTGTACTAGAGAAGCAGCTGCTATACGTAAAGCTCGTTGGGCTGTTTACCAAACTTCCTACTTACCCAATGTAGTAAATTACAGTAAGTTATTCGCAGGTCTTACTTATCATGTAGGGGAACTGGATAGAGTCTATGACAACCTTAACCAATCTAATGTACAATCTGGTGTAATACAAAGTTACTCAGAGGCTGCAGGCACTACTACATTCCAGCTAGACCGAGAAGTGACCCTAGATTCGGCTTCTTATGATGTAACTTTCATGGCTCTGGATGGAACAACTGAAGAAACTTATGCAATTCTGGAATCTGGAGCTACTGTAACCAGTGTTTCTTTTATTGGGATTGCTGAAGCTGCGGTAAACTCTACATTTATCCTAACTGGCCCACTCACTTCCAGAGTCTATAAAGTTGTTAGGGTTACCAAGACTGAAGATACTTATGAAATAACTTCCATCCAGCATGATGAAGCTAAGTATGCCTACATTGACCAGACTGTAGTTCTAGCTGAGCCTGCTGGGGATTTTGTCGATATAAAAGAACTAATAACCCATCCAGCAAGCTTAGTCACTGTAGTGGAAAACTTTGCCTCTAATGGGGTCACTCAAAAGAGTTCTTTAGACATTTCCTGGACTTGGGATAGGGGGTCACTCTCTTATGAAGCAGACTATAAGTTAAGTTGGAAGCGCGATGGGCAAGAAAATCACTTTATTCCTAACACTACTGGAAAAGGGTACGATATACTTAATCCAGTTCCAGGTCTTTATGAAATAGCTGTTTGGGCAATTAACCCCTTCACCGGAATAGCTTCTACTGCAGCAATTGCTACCTACAACTTTAGAACTGCTGCTGCAGAATCCTCACTACAACCTCCTATAGAGATTTATGTAGCTGGGACTACTGGTCTAATCTTTGCGGAACAGGACTTACATCTAGCTTTTAGTTATGACCCTGCCAACACTAATGTTTCGGATATCCTACTAGACTATACTGTGGAGGTTTGGGACGAAACTTCGGCAACCCTGAAAGGTAACTATGTTGTAAAACCTAATGAGCTTCTTGGGGGTAACTTCAGCTTTCCTTACACTGAGAACAGGGATTTATTCGGTGTAGCCTCTCCTGCTAGAACATTTAACTTGAAGCTTCGTAGTCGTGATGTGATGGGAGATTTATCCCTACCAATCCAAGTACAGCTCACTAATCCCGCCCCACCTGTTGTAAGTTTTACCGTAATTTCAGGGAGTGATGCTTCCTATCTTACTATCGACCTGTCTGGTGAGCCGGATATTGCTGGCTACTTAGTCCATCGAAGCTCAGATCCTATAGATGGGGTTAACTTTATCCCAAGCCCTGCTACTCTAGTCTATGATGATGTGGGGCGAACTCCTACTATTCAAGGTGACCCAGGCTCTCAATACTTTTTCAAGGTAGCTGCTTATGACACATTCAGTAAGTCCGATATCATTTACTCTGCTGGGCAAGGCACTAACCTAACTCAGGGTGATGTACCTTTGTGGGTATTTACTGGACTTATCTTTAACCCGAACACCCCAGCTATTAACAGTGTCTATTGGTCAGATGGCACAGCCAGCCTCAATGG